TGATTTTTTTGATTTCCATTAGATATTTTTTCTCGAATTACCATTGATGGTAATACATTTTTACAGTTTGATGTAATATTATACCCATTGGGGACCAAAGTATTATGTTTTACAATTTCACCAGACTCTATTGCATTTGCTTCTTCTACACTACACGTCTGTATTAATTCAAGCTTAAAATTATCAACACCATATGTTTTAAATGCATTATTTAATGCATTGCAATGGTATTTATATTTAAAATTTGATTCTCTAACATGTTCTTTAAATCGCATATGCATGCCCTTTGGATAATATCTTCCATTTCCTTTGTGACAATGAGATATTGATTGACCTATATACATTTTATTATTTATTAAATTGGTAATTTTATATATTTCAACCCATCTTAAGTGCTTCTCATTTTCGGTAAGAATTTTATTTTTTAAATCTTCCATTGACATAAACTATATAGATATATTTATATTATTTTCAAATGACTAGGGAGTTTCACGTTTTTAACGCTCCCTGTTGGAGACAAGACTGAATATGCTGTCGTGTTTATCTCCATCAAAGTCGGCATTGTAAGGTTTTGTCGACAACTTAAAATTATTATTAAGTTGAATACCCCACATTTCTGTGGGGATTAGACTATATCTTATGCCTCATCAGGTTGATTAGACCATCATATGAGACCCATCGTCGTTTAGTCGTTGAACCTTCCCCATACTCTTATCATAGCGAGGTTAGGGGCTTGGCTGCGGGTTGCCTATATATACGCCACATTATTACCATACCCGAGCTCCATCTCGGCCATATTGAAGTTTCCTCCAATACTTGGTAGTGGTTTTCAGTAATAAACATAATACTGAATTAGACTATTTATTAGATAGCCACGTCTTTAAGATTTTCCCGAACAGTTTGGCGATGTTGCAGTCATACCATTTTGGTAAGACCACTAGAGGGTAGCAAATTTTTAAATTCCCCCTGTTGGCGACACAAAACTCTATCGCACACGTTCATTCGAAACGTATCCCCGCGCTTCATTACTTTGACAATGTGACACATCATCGACATACGATGCAAACTGGGCTGACGGTTGAAAAGCACCGCGTCGCCATCCATCATGTGTCTATGCACTTTGTCTCCGTTTTCCAGAACAATGGAACTGCGGTCCACGTATCGCAACGACACGTTTGACCCGTCCTTCTTTTCCAGAATTTTCGCGCCCGGATACACTTCCGGTCCATTTTGAACCAATTTCGTCAATAACCGCTTGTTCCTGTCATTTACAACCACGGGCTTCGTCAGACACATGGCCACCTTCATGGGCACACCAAGCTGGCGCGCCGACAAATTAGGGTCACCCGTAATGACGGAACGCGCACTAAAATCCACGCGCTTGCCCATCAAGTTGCCACGAATACGCCCGTTCTTCGAATTCAAGCGCCCTGTAATGCACTGCAAAGGACGCCCCGTGCGTTGCGCCATGGGCACCGCGCCCTTGACCTTATTATTCACAATCATCGCCACAAAGTATTGCAGCGCTTCAGTCAAGTTGTCAATCACCTGGGGCGCAGCGTTGTTATTAATGCGGTCCGCCAAGTCAGTGTTGGTCTTGATAATGTGACTGTAAATATGGGTCAAGTCGTCTTCGGACCGCTGGTTCGCATCCATTTTCACAGACGGACGCACAGCGGGCGGCGCCACAGGTAGCACTTGACAAATCATCCAGTCAGGCCGCGACCAAGTAGCACTAAAGCCCATGAATTCAACGTCTTCATCCGATATGCGCTTAAATATTTTCAGCACAATTTCGGCGGTTAGTTTCATCACATAGTCTTGCGACGCCTTTTCTGAGCCCTCCTCTTGCACCAACTTTTCCCACACGGCCCGAATGGTGGCCATTCCGTCAAGCTTAATTTTGTCGGGCTGTTTGCAGCCACATCCGCTCTCGGTTGCCTCGCCACAACGCTTGACTTTCTGACACAACGGATACACGTATTCCCAGCGCTGGTATGAATTCATATTGGTTACCTGGCGATGCTGGTCCTTATTAATCAGCAACTTGGAACACTTGAAACAAACGCATTTCAAGATTTTCATAATTTCCTTAATGTGCTGAATAAAGAATACCGGGCGAGCCATTTCGATGTATCCAAAGTAACCAGGCGTCTGAATGTATGTAAGACCATCCGTCGGACATATGGTACCAGGCCCCAATACACCCATTCGTGGGTCAAACAGGCCGCCAGGCACTTCCTTATTATTAATATACGTATCCTTACTAACCACTTCGACAACGCCGGCCTTCCGAATTTCTTCGGGAGACGACATTCCGAACTGAATCCCGATAATACGGGACGGGTTCTTGTAAGTTTGCTTGTTACCGGACATGTTGAATGTATATACTATGGGATGTTATATTTATGTTGTTTGCATAAATATAATAATTATTTTCAATTTTTTGTTTAGCACTACAACCTTTTATAATACGGCTTTAATATTAAATCTATATTATCCAAATGTCCAAAAACACGATGTCGTCCGGCCTGATAAACATCTCCAAAATCAAAATCAGCTAAACTCGAATTAACGTAAAATTCTTTGTTCCAATCGTATAATACACCCCTTGGCGCTAAAAGATTATGAAAATTTGGCGACACATTAATTAAGTATATATCGTGGTCCCATTCCTCTTTTATTGGTTTTTTATCTTCATATAGTGAATATCCATTTCCACCAAACCCAAACCCAACATAGTCATTTGATTCATGGGGATGGTAATGTTTTGTAGGAATAAATACTTTTTCATCGTTTGGCAAATTGTGCGAATATCCAAACGGATGGTATTGTTTATTGCCTTTGTCTAATTTACAAATTATAAAACCATACAAACTATTTGAATAGTTTTTTTGTAACAATGATTCGCAACCAGGTGACAAAGAAAACACATTGGTATTTATACGTTTTATATCTTCCAGTGAATTTGCAATGGATACTTTATAACTTCCAACGTCAAATACCTTTAATGTATTTTTTAAAACACTTTTTGTATTATATATGGATTTTGAAACTTGTTTAATAAATGATTTATCACAGTCTTCAAATATATGAGCGTATGCAGATAAATTATGAAATTTTACCGAACCTGGATTTGGTACCGGCAATATCATTGCATTATTTGTGGTTGCATTATCCACAACATTGGAATATACAACATATTGTCGTTTGGTTTGTAAATTAACCGCAACCAATAGTTTGGTATTAGCAACGTTATGTACTTTGGCACTGATAATACACATAATAATTGTATAACCTTTCGTTTTTAAATAGTTCATAAAATTGATATTTTTGTAACATAAAATACAAATAGCATAAACACAAACTACTTTATTAATTACCATGCCCCGCAACAACAAGATTGAAATCAAGAGTTCCAAAAAGAATTACAAGAAGGGTCGCAATGACCCCGATTCGTCCGATTCCGAAACCGAGTATTCCGATGTTTCCGACGAGTATTCCACTTGCTCCAGCAGCGAAATTGAAACGCCTAAAAAGAGCAAGAAGACCAAGAAGAGCAAGGGATTCGGTGACAGCGACGACAACCAGCTACAGAAGATTCTTGAAAAGCTTAGTTCTAAGAAGAAGTCTAAAAAAGTGGTTGAATCAGAGTCCGAGGAGTCCGAGTCAGAAACCGAGTACGAAGACGTAGATGAAGATGAAGAGGAGGAAGAAGACGACACCTACGAAGAAGGCGACGAAGAAGAAGACAACGATGGACGTCTAAAATTCACATTCACAATTGGCGGTCAGAATGGGCCTTTGGTGCGCAACAAATTTGCATCCAATGAAACCAATGATGAATATGGCACAGACGACGAAAAAACATTTATGCGCGAAAACTACGACGAAACCGTTGGACTCCCTTTAACCGAGTCCATGCAATCGCTGGAATCGTTGGACAAAAAACCCGCTAAAAAATCCAAGCACGATACCGAGTCGGTCACCGAGTCGGTGGATATCGAGGACCAATACAAAGAAATTATTGAACTAAAGCGCATCTTAGTTGCAAAGCTGAAAACGAATCCAAACAACAAAATTGTACAAAAGGCGCTGAAGCAGTGTAACAAGTCGATTCAGAAAATGATAAAGTCGGCGCGTTCCAAGAATGCGCGAGCTTACGAAGAGCTCTTGTATGAGGCTGAAGGTCAGGACCCCACCGACGAGCTCGGATATTTCAAGAAGAAGTTGTCCAATAAGGAGCAGCTCAAAATTATGGACGACTTGCGCACCATGAACAAGCATCTCTACGTGGAAAAGCCTTATCGTTTATCCTTGCTGCAATCCACCATGCCCGCCAAATTCAAGGCCATAGCCATGCAGCGATTGAATCAACTGTCGATGATGGAACCCGGCGAACCCGAGTATTTCAAGCTTAAAAACTGGGTGGATAATTTCATGCGCATTCCGTTTGGCCAGTATAAAAGCTTGTCGGTAAATATCAACGACGGCATTGAACGATGCAGTGAGTACATGTCGTATGCAAAGAAGCAGCTCGACCAATGCGCCTACGGTTTAAATGACGCCAAGATGCAAATTATGCAAATGGTGGGACAATGGATATCGAATCCTGGCTCTATGGGAACAGCTATTGCCATTCATGGTCCAATGGGTACGGGCAAAACGTCAATCGTGAAAGAGGGTATTAGCAAGATTTTGGGTCGCGACTTTGCATTCATTGCTTTGGGCGGTTGCGGCGACAGCAGTTTCCTGGAAGGTCATTCATACACATATGAGGGCTCCACTTGGGGCAAAATTGTGCAAATCTTGATTGAATGCAAGTCAATGAACCCGGTCATTTATTTCGACGAGTTGGACAAGGTATCTGACACCGCGCGCGGTCAAGAGATTATTGGCATTTTAACCCATTTGACCGACACCACCCAAAACAGTCAGTTTCACGACAAGTATTTCTCGGAAATTGACCTGGACCTCAGCAAGTGTTTGTTCATTTTCAGCTATAATGACGAGAACTTGGTAAATCCCATCTTGAGAGACCGCATGTACAAGATTTCAACCAAGGGCTACGATGTCAAGGAAAAGATTATTATTGCACGAAACTATTTATTGCCCAAGATTAGAGAACAAGTGGGCTTTGGACCGGACGACATTGTCATTAGCGACGACATTCTTTCGCATATTATCAATAATCAAGCGAAAGGAGAAGAAGGTGTGCGAAACTTAAAGCGAACCCTGGAAATCATTCATACAAAGTTGAATTTGTATAGATTGGTGAAGGCCGAAGATGCGGGAATGTTTGAGAAGGAGCTGGGACTTAAGGTTACGTTCCCCTACACACTAACCAAGGCAGCCGTTGATTCGCTCGTTAAAGTAAATGACACCATGAACAAGAGTGTGTT